AACCGGATCGGGTTAACAACGTCATAGCCGGCACGCCTTAACTGATACTCAGCAGCATTGAATTTCAGAAATACATCCTGAAACTTTAATCCTGTTACTTTGCCGGCAAGATAGACTTTCATTGTTGCTCTATTGTTGGTAAATTTATAAATCTCCAGTGTGTTACTATTTTTCGTTCACGCTCCCAGTTTTCTTCATATCTATAAATCTTTCCATTTTCTAATTTTATTAGAATATCCTTTCTGTTTTTGGGGATTGGTTTTGTTCTATCATTAACATCAATCCAATCAAGCATTGATTTAGCAAAATTATAGCCCGCCATAAAACCATTACGTGCCCCGCTGTAGGCATTGTGTTTACTATCTGCTGGATAGTGCAGTTCAGCGTATTTGTTTGCTATTTCTTTAAGTGTTTTCATATAATTGGTTTAAAATGTTTGCAATTTTTAAGTTCTGTTTTGGTAAAATGATAAACACGCCGTTTATCAAGTTGACTTGGTTTGTCTTTTTCCAAATTAATGATTAATTGGCATTGCCTCGCTTTGTGGCAAACATCAATACCAGGATAACCGGTGCAATACAACTTTTCCCTTTCGGTAATATCATTGTAAGAGCCACATCCACATCTTGGGCAGCACAAAGTAGCTCCGCCATTTCTCCTTTCAATAGGAACTCGCTCCGAATAAAGATGCTTGTTTTTACACCTCGTACATCTGCATTTTTCTACTTTTTCCATATTCAATATTCTTTTTCCTTTGTTCCGGTGGCAGGAGTCGAACCTGCTGGCGACACCACCAATCCACGCACACCGGATACCAATCATGAGTAAAAACTGCCGGTACACTTTTGCCTTTCAAACCGGCGCGGCTTTATCCGTCAATTGCACTCATCGAGAGTGGCAGCGCGCAATCTTGCCCCAAGCGGTTTTTGTACTTTACTGTTACAAACTGGCAGGTTTTCATCGGCCTGTACGCCTCTTTGATAATACGTAAGCCGTCTGTAAAACCTTCGTCATTTACCTTAGTGGCAATTTTCTCTAATTCAAGAACCCTGCTTGCCTTTAAAATACCATCTTTGTTAGGCTTTAGCAGATTTAAAATAGTTTCAACAAGAGCAGAACTCTCGGCATCTTTGGCAAGTCCCTGAACATACCGTTTTACCTTGTTTATTCCCGACGTTACCGTTTCATCGTACCGGTCAACAACACGATGTCCGATGGTAATAGAGCGCATACCATCCGCTGTAGTAAACGTGTGGCTTTGTTGCTCATCCTTTGTTCCGTAAGCCTCTTTTTTTAGTTCTAATGCCTTAGCGAAGCTGTCGAATACACGGTTTTTCATTTGTACCATGGTGCCGCTTAAATCGCCCAAATCTGTCCATAATGCGTTTACCGTTTCATTTACCAATTCTTTGTAGGCTTCGCGGTCATCTTTAATTTTTTGCGTAGCTGCTTTTCTGCGCGCTTCAATCTGAGCCTCTAACTCAGATAATTGTTCCGGGGTTAAATTTTCAATGTTCATAATGTTACTAAATTAATTGTTTAACTTTCTTATATCCAAGTCTCCTAAGATACTGTTTGTTCATTTTAGAATTTATCCCGCAAATGCGCACAATTGCGGTACCGTTCATAATAAGCGCTGCCGCTTTCACATGGGCATAGTCGCCCATAATGCCTCCACTTGCCATGCCATCGGGGGCAATAAAGTTAAGGAGGTTTTTCTTTGGGTAATAATCTACTGTTGTCATAATGTTTTATTGTTGGTTATTTTTTTAGAAATTCTGTTAATCTGTAGTTCCTGCTTTCAGGATTTAAGTTATTTCTCCTTTCCGTAATAATAGTGGTGCCGTTAATGTTTTTATCGGCTTTGTTTTTAATAGACTCCCTTTTTAGCTCTTGCCTTTTGCACCCACACGACCTTGTGCCACCATTCATTAAATTTTCCCTTGATACTTGCACCACTCGTCCACAAACACATTTACAGTGCCAAATGGCATGACCACGGAGGCGTGTTCCGGTATCGCTTACTGCTGTTAAATATCCAAATTGTTGTCCCGCTATTTTCTTTTTCATAGTTAATTCATACTAAAAGGTTCATACATTTCTTTCTTAGAAGTTACCACCCGTTGCTTTTTGCAAAACTCGTGGTAAATTCGTGTAAGCATTGCCGGGCTTATCTCGTTAAAGCGGTTAACACCGGCGGCTTTGCAGGCAATACCTTTCACATAATCCATAGTATATTTTAGCCCCTGCAACTCTCCCCAACGGAAGATGGCGCGAAGTACACCCTTGCGCTTGCGGTCAAGTTCGGCACGCTCCGGCGCATCTTCCGCCATCGCGTCTATCCGCTCAGAGGTGGTTTGTTGCTTATTTACCCGCAAATTATTAAGGCTCCGTATCAATTGCTGCGCATCAATAAACTCCAACTGACTGGTACTTGTGGCTCTGCCATTGGTAAAGTCGCTTACTATTTCGGCAATGGCATCCTTGTCGGTAACGCCAAGATGCTTTAACAGCCAATAAATATGGCGGTTTTGGGCGGTGGTAAGAGGGTTGGCGGTGGTATTCATAATTATTCAACTTTTTTAAAGTAAACACTTGTTCCACACGGACGCTCCTCCGGTGTACAAGGAACCAAACACGGAACTGTATGGAAAGGGCAATTATAGTACACACAAATACCATCATCAAATTCCTGCCACTTAGGGGCATCCATTTCATTAACCGGCAGGCACTGTACTTTTATGCCTTTGATTATGCCGGTTTGGTATTGTTCTAAGTAGTTGTTCATGATAGACCTCCCTATTATAAAGCAGTGATTTTAGTTGCCGTAACATCGTAGCCTCTTCTTCTAAGTTCGTCCGCTAATTGTTGGTCTGTTAGTAAAAGATGGTGACCGCTTTGTGCTTTATCAATTATTGGGTCATTTTTACTATTTGATTTTTTACCGCGCTTTGAATCTAAGCACTTTTTTACCAATCCATTAAAGTCATTATAATGAATAGGATTTTCAAGACTACAAAACTTATATGTTGTAAGTACTTGCCCCGTCAGTCCTTTTTTTTGTCCAAATGGCTTAATAATTCCAATATTTTCTAAATATTTTGGAATTGCGTAGGCGTAATTACAATTCATTTTTGCGAGGCTTGCTCCCATACCCGTTTTAATAAATGGAGTATCCCCGTTGTTTATCCTAAAAGTATTTACACAGTTAGAAATTTGTTTTAAAGTTTCTTTTTTCATATCTCGTATTTCGTAATTGATTTATCCGCCAAAATATTCCCGTGCCCCATGCTCCCAAATCACAAAATCTTCCAAGCGCTCACCGGAGCGGGTGTTGATAAAAATCTTAAAACCTTCCGCCCTCATTTTAATATCTGCAAGCTTCAAAATGTAGTCGCCTACGTTTGCGTCGGGGATTCCGTTTTTTTCGTGACTTATCCAAACAAGTAATTTATCCTTCATTTTTTTGCGAAAACGCTCGTACTGAATAATATTGAATGACAATCCTTTCAGCGGCGTAAGGCTATCAATAATCAATATCCCGCGTCCTTTTCGCTGACACATCGCCTTTTCAATCATCTCAAAAGTTGTGTTCTCATCGGCAACGATAATGTCCGTACCACAATCCTTCATCTTTTCACGCTTCCACGCTCTTTGAAACGAGGGGCTGTTGCCCTGCTCCAAACTCCAATACAGCACGCGGTCAAAGTTTGTCATATATTTTGCTAATTGCAGCGCAAAACTTGTTTTTCCGCTCCCGCTACCTCCATATATCATCCAACTCCCGCACACAGGCGGCTCCCCTAAACTGTTAAGCCAACGTCCTGTAAACTGAAAGGTCTTATGTTTTGTAGCCATAATATTACTATTGCTAAAAAATGCCATTTTAAACTGCATTTAATCGTTTTTTAACTTCAATATAAACTCGGCGCAAACGACAGTCGGTTGCTAATAACATTTGGCGAACATCCGTACCGTCGGGAGCGTTTTCCTTAATAACTGCGGCCGCCTGTGTTCTGTAAAAATCAGAGCGCTCCTCCTTGCCGTCAGGAACTATTTTTTGAAACTTTCCGCCATAGCGGTCAAAAATTTCTTCAAACCCAACCTTCTTATAGCGTATGCCGTTTTCTATCTTCTCACGGAGCCCGTCTGCTCCCATCATATACCAGCCGCAGCACTCTTTTGTGCTGTTTTGCAACGCCTTTAACTCCAAAAATGCAGGGTAGTTCAAATCGCCGGCTTCATCTAAAATAATAAGAGGGTTGGGCAATGTACGTATGTAAAACACCAAATCGCCGTACACATCGCGGTAGGTACCCGAGTGCCCAACCCCCAGTTCTTTGGCTATAAATCTTATAAGTTGCTGTTTTGTTTTCACCTGAGAGCAGTCCACATATACCACGTTTTTGTGTGTGCGGGCGTACTGCTCTGCGGCATAAGTTTTGCCGATACCGGCGTCGTCACATAAAACGGCAAGCGCGCTGTTGAGTTGGCAAAACTCAAGTTGTGCGGTTACACTCACCAGCACCGGCGTTTTTGCCGTTTTCCAACCGGCGCCGCCCCCAATTTCTACATTCAAATGACGCGCAAGGCTTATCCACCTGGCATCGGCAAGCACCTTATCGGTCTCGCCATTTTTAATACGGTTGTAAACCGATGAATTGATTCCCAAACTTACGGCATATTGATTGTCAGAGCCGCCAAAGTTCTCTCTGCGTGCGGTCATTGCCGCCGCAATTTTCTTTTTTAATTCTACAGTAATCATTTTTTGGTGTTTTTAATTAATATTTATATTGAATTGATTGCATAAGCCATTATATCATCCTCGTTCATTTCCGTATAATCGTAAGCATCCGCCTCCCGATGTGGCTTCTCCGGTTCCGGTTCCGGTGGCTCAAAGTATTTTTGGGGATACTGAATATTCTCAAAAGCCCGTGTTACCTGCTCGCTTTTTACCATTCCTATTTTACCCAGTATAACCTCGCCTTTCCTGTCTTTTGCTACCTTCTTGGCATGACTAATCCACCCTAACTGTGCGTTCATAATAGCAATATCCTTGTCTGTGCGCTCGGCAACAGCCTCCTGGAATTTACCCATAATTTTAGGCTTGTCAATATAGCGTTCGCCCTGATAGAGATATACCTCATCAATATCGCCCGCAAGGTTAGGTATCCAGTAAGCCGTGCAGCCGGTATTGTTTGGGGCAAATCTCGTTATTACCTCTGCGCTGCTCAGCTACCACTCGCGGTAATCTATCGTTACGCTGCGCCCGCGCTCAACACTTGTGCTGCGACTTATGCCCCAGTCTTTACACAATATACGCCAGTTTAGAGGCGCACACTGCTTGTTTTGTTTCATCATAAGCACTGCCATTCGTGTCATACCAGGATAGCGCTTTTCGCCCGTTTTCTTATCCTTCAAACGCGGATGCGGTTCATTGTGCCACGCCGCCATCTGTGCTCTGTCTTCCGCCACTACTCTGTCAAACTCCATAGCCGGCAAACTGTTTTTATAGGTATCATTCATCTCGTCAAACACCTTTTCGCGCGAATGAAGGTAAGCCTCGTGTTTGGCGTAATGGCGACCGTGAGCCATACCACGTTTTACCTCGCTTTGGAAACCATACCACTTCTTGTCTTTAATATCATGCTCCGAGCGTTTTTGTCGAGAGTTCATGGGCGCGCAAAACGTGAGTTCCATGCACGAATTGCGGAATCGGTTCTCCAATTCCGTTCCCTTAATAAGGTGGTTCTCCACCTCAAACTCGTAAGGCTGGCAAAGGTTCAAACTCCGTAAATTTGCCCACATATTACGCATACAATCCTCCACAAGTTTTACGTCCTTCTTTAGCGAGTAGGCAGAGCCTACACACACACCGCTTGCCACGTCAAAAGCATAGTAGGCGTGTACCGTTGCCTCATAGCGCTCCTCCCTGCCTGTTACCTTATTCCTGCGGGTAATTACCGCCTTGCGAACCAAATCGCGGTCATCAAACGACACCTTCGATAGCGAAAAATAAGGAGACTCACGCTGAACATCAGCATTATGACGGTTTTGATTATAGTGAAAATCATTACGAAGCCGGTCAACAACCTTCCTGTTAAGCGGATCGTTGATGATATTCCACACCAAGCCGTCGCTGATGGTTATGGGCTCGCCGTTATGAATAAAGTCGGCGCGGTTGTAAACCTCCCCGCTGTTCTCGTTGTAAATCTCCCGGGTGCCAAGCACAAATTCATTGTAATAGGTCGTTATGTCGCTCACAAATGGCTTATCCTTAGAACAGTAAATGCTTAACACTATTTGCACTATCAACTTACGCTGTTTTTTAGTCTTGTTTTGGTTGCCTATAGATCCGCTCAGCAACGCGCCGTAGTTATTGTTGCCATAATCGGCATACAACTGTTGTAAACGCCTCCAACTAAAACAATTAAAAGATGGTTTGTATTCCTTTACAACCTCCGGCATAATACCCGACATCTTTTGAAAAAACTCGCCCAAACGCATCTTGCTTACCGTACCGGCAGCAGAGTGACGGCTATACATACGCTCCCAAACACGGCGAATGGCGTTCAGTATCTTTGCGGAATTGGCGTACTGGATACGCTCAACATCCGTAAGCGGCTGCCCGCTTGGCTTTTTGTATTCGGCAAAAAATTTCTCGGCACCGGGGTCAGGAACTATATTGCGCAGTATGGCATTCTTATACTCGCGCTCCTCCTGCAACTTCTTCCAATCGGTTAACTCGGGATAAGCATTATACAACTCGTCGCGATACCGGTTCTTCTTATTGTTGGGAAACTCATCTACATCATACAGCGCAGGACGATTATAACACGCACGACCAAGCAGATTTTTAACCCTGCCACGGCTTAATAGCGTATTGAAATTTGAACCGAGTACAGACCAAATCTCATCCGCCGTTAAACACAATTTGTCGTTGTAGATTTCCATTATTTATTATCGTTTTTTTGTTTTTAGCTCCCGCTCCGGAATCGAACCGGAGAAAAACCATTCGGGAAAAGTGTAATTTTGCAGCGCATAACTTTAAAAATTACACGTATGCGTTATACAAAAGCAGGATTTCCACTTGTGAAAACCCCACATAAATATCTGTCTCACCTTTTCAAAAATAAAGGATACGGAAACAATTACATTGATGCTCATTTTAACGCCGAAAAAGGAACTACACACTTGCATGAGCTTATGTGGCTGCTTACTAATGAAAATTATATTACTAATATCCATAACTATGATAGTGGATTATTTAAGGTTCGATTGACAATGAAGGGTGTCGAGTTTATAGAAACTCTCAGGGAAATGCGTCGAAGAAATATCTATACTATCATTAGTATTGTGATAAGTTTGTTCGCTATTATTATCAGCATTATTGCGCTTCTCCGCCCTTTTTGATTCCGTATATACAAGTACAAAAATTGAGAACCCTAAGGCTATAAGACCTAATATTATTGATATGGCTTCTTGTGTTGTTGGCATATTTACCTCCTGTCTATTAATAGTTATCAATAAATACTTTAGCCTCAGCAACCGTGCCAAGTTGCATTTCTACTTCGCGAAAACCGGCAGGTTGCTCCATTTCATCCGGAGTATATAAGTCAAACAATTGTTCTTTCTCATTCCACTTAATTAGCCACCCATTGTATTTTAACTTTGTTGGATCCGCTTTCTTGAATATCTCAAATTCCGGCACCTCATCCCCGAAAAACTCCGGAAACGCATCCACAAGTTTGCGCCGGTTTGGAGTGGAGGCAATGTAAAACAATTCTTTGAGACCCACATTAAAGGAGCCCTCGCCGGTACGTGTACCGTTGTGCATTTGCATGAAAATACTTTGATTTGGTGTTTTGTTCATAATACATATATTTTATGGGTTAATACTCTCATAAATAGGGTCGCCACCAAGGTTAATAGCCGCCATACGAATTTTTTGCGCCAGTTCAGTGTTCACGTGCCCATTCAGGGCTTTGCCTACTGTTACCAAAGAAACACCGAAAGCCTTACTTAGCTTAGCGCTTCCGCTTGTGAGTTTCACTTTTTTAACTTGTTCCATTTTTTACTATTTTTGCGGTTTGGTTTATTAATTAAATTAACACTGCCGGTATATGAATAAATCTTTTAACTTAGTTGTAGATATTACGGCAAACAACAGGAATCTTTCCGAGATAGAATTTCGAGAACAGATTGCTCTATGTATCTCCTATCTTCACGCTTTGAAAGGCGCTTTTGATAAGGAACCGTGTAAAGTGTTTTTTTTTCCACCCGGTCAGGATGGTGAGAACTCCAAACTATGGTCAGTTCGATGCGTAGTAATGATTTGGGTTGGGAAGGAACGCGGGCAATACTTGCTTGAACTCTACGACGCAATTGTAAACTTGATAATCTTTGAACTCCCTGATTTTGAAGTTCGGGCTGAAATTGCTGAAATGGTGCTTTCATAACTCTAATTTTTTAATGATTTATAATTTAATTAATTAATGATATTGTCAATTGAATATTCGCGAATCCTTTTTGCCAAATCTGTATTAGATTTCCCTTTTTTGGCATTCCGATATTTTATGGGTTAATACTCTCATAAATCGGGTAGCCGCCCATGTTGATGGCAGCCTGACGAATTTTTTGCGCCAGTTCGGTGTTAACATGTCCGTTCAGGGCTTTGCTTACTGTTACCAAAGAAACACCGAAAGCCTTACTTAGCTTAGCGCTTCCGCTTGTTAATTTCACTTTTTTAACTTGTTCCATTTTTTCTATTTTTGCGGGTTGGTTTATTAATTAAATTTATTGATATGGAAAATTCTGAAAAATTAGACTG